GAGCCTCTGGTCGTTTAAGTTACCGGGGAGAAACTTTTGCTGGTTACAACAAGCCGAAGAAAACGCCCGGAAAGTCCAAAAAAAGTGCAGTTTTGGCTAAAAAGGGCAAAGAAGTGAAGCTTGTTCGTTTTGGCGACCCTAATATGTCGATCAAAAAGTCACAGCCGGGTCGTAGAAGTAATTTTAGAGCGCGTCACAATTGTGATACCGCAAAAGATAAATTTACCGCTAGGTACTGGTCATGTAAGGCGTGGTAGCCATGAAATTGGAAGACGTTTTAGCCAGATTAGAGAAGCATGAATCTGAATGTGCCTTACGGTATGAAAGGATTGAAGAGCGCCTAGACAACCAAAAAAAGTCTTTAGATCGTTTAGATATTAAGATTTGGGGGATAGCTCTTTTAATTATAACTACACCCGTGATTAACAGGTTTGTGGGGTAATTATGGCTTCTAAAGATAGGATGAGAGGGCTGACCTACCTACGAAACGGCGGCTCTGCTTCAAAAAAAAGTAAAGGCAGCAAAATTTGTCCAGAAGGTAAAGCGTGGGCAAAACGAACTTTTGATACCTACCCCTCTGCCTATGCCAATTTGGCGGCCAGCAAATATTGTAAAGATCCCAACTATGCTAAGAAAGCTAAAGGCGGCAAAAGGAAAGGCCGCTAATGGGCAAGTTACAAGATTGGCTGGATCAAGATTGGGTTCGCATTGACAGCAGTGGCAACATTGTTGGCGAGTGCGGTACGTCTAAAAACAAAAAACGCCCAGATCGCTGTCTGCCTCGTTCTAAAGCTAACAGCCTGAGTAAATCAGAACGCGCCGCCACGGCTCGTAAAAAGAAAAAAGAAGGCGCAAAAGGTAAAACCGTGGTAGCTAATACTAAGACAGCAAAAGTCACCAAAGCGTCAACAGGTGGCGAAATAGGTGGCAAAAATCGTAGAAATCACAGGGGCTGCGGAGCAGTTCTATCGGAACGTCGTAAAAAAACTCGTTACACATAGGAGAAGTAAAATGCCAGGAAGTAGAGTTAATTTAGGAAATGGAGGACACAAATCCTCTAAACGCCCTACGATGAAAAAGTCTAAGGGTAACGCCATGAAAAAGTCCAAGGGTGGCGCGATGATGAAGCCTCCCGGTATGAAGAACGGTGGCGGTCTTGAAATGACAGAAGTTGGTGGCAAAAAGGTTCCAAAATTTGCTGCTGACGGTAAAGGCGCTAATGATTTAAAGAAAAAAGCCAAAGGCGGCGCTCTTAAAAAAGCCAAAGGCGGCGCACTAATGAAGAAAAAGAAGCCTATGGGCGGGTAATTAGTGGCTCATTTGATAAGCAACATCCCGTATTTTAAATGCTGGGTGCGAAAAGAATTTACATGTGACCACCAGCGATACCACGGTGAGTTTTTACATGCGCTTGCTATAGCGGTAAACACAATTCCAGATAGATCTTTGAGTTTTCAAGTGGTTTTTACTGGAATTACAGACACTTCCGATGACGTTGAATCCAACGTCCACGGAGGAGCAATGTGGGCACGTATGCCAATACAAGCATTGGTAGCTGATGTGCCTTTAGATGATTGGCCTGACAGGATGGAAGACCATCTTTGTCAGCCGTGGGACTGCGAGTCTATTGATCACAGTGTGATTGTTATAGACCGTGTTAGCTCAAGCCCGTGGATAGCTAAAGTTAACCACGAGTTTTATGAAGCGCGGTATGTCATGACTATAGATTATACCGGCAACAGTATCGCAGACTCTCCAGATCAGCATAAACAAAGTCATTTGTTATATCTGACAGAGGGTCCGTGGGCAGGTAATATGGTGGCACTACCAAATAACCGGGTAAGAGCCACTTCGCCCGCGTTATGGAACACAGGAGACGGTGCGCCTGACTTTACGCCCAGCCAATACACACATACGGCGGAGGGGCATAGTAGTTATACAGACCCAAACATAACGTTTGATAATCTGTATTCGGAAGGAGTGGAGTGACATGACTACTTCAAGTTCAACAGATTTTGAGTTAGATGTAAGTGACTACATCGAAGAAGCCTATGAACGCTGCGGGCTAGAGGTCCGCACCGGTTATGACCTTAAAACTGCAAAAAGGTCGTTGAACTTGATGTTGGCTGATTGGGCAAACCGGGGTTTAAATCAATGGACTATTGACCAAACAACGGTTTCTCTCACGGAGGGCACTGCTGAATATACGCTTGGAGCGTCTACCATTGATGTGTTGAACGCGGTCATACGAAGAAGTGACACCGATTTTGCGCTGGAAAGGATCAGTAGGGGTGATTATATCAATATACCTACTAAAACCACTAAAGCGCGACCTTCTCAGTTTTTTGTGGACCGGCAAATCAACCCTGTTTTGAAGCTGTGGCCTGTGCCCGAAAACAGTACCGATACGGTAATTATTGACAAGCTTGTTCGCATGGACGATGCCGATACGTTTACAAACACTATGGACCTACCTTTCCGGTTTTATCCGTGTTTGGCGGCAGGATTAGCTTATTACTTGGCTATGAAACGAGCCCCAGAAAGGGTTCAACTGTTAAAAGCCGTGTATGAAGAGGAGTTTGATCGGGCGGCTTCTGAGGATAGGGATAGGTCTTCTTTCAACATACAGCCTTCAATGGCCTATTCAAGGGTGCTGTGATGGCCAGATTTGCTAACGGAAAGTTTGCTTACGGAATATCAGATCGTTCCGGGTTTCGTTACAAGCTCAACGAAATGAAACGTGAATGGACCGGCATGTTGGTTGGTCCGGATGAATATGAGCCAAAGCAGCCACAATTAGAGCCCCGCAGGAAGGCTGTTGATCCGCAGGCTCTTTTAAATCCTAGACCGCAGCCCGAAAACCCAACCAGTGCTTTTTTAGTCAAAACAACGAACAGTATTCGTTATCTGGGAAATGGTAATTGGGCTACAGCTGGGGTGGCGCAACTACCCTCTGAATTGACAAATACGGATGCCCTGGAGGGTTCCGTAGGGTCTGTTACGGTGACAACGACATGAGCTTCACTTACGCAGAACTAAAGCAGGCCATAAAAGACTACACGGAAAACGATGAAACGACGTTTACCAACAATATTCCTGTTTTTATTCGGAATGCAGAAGAGCGAATTCTCAAAAATGTGCAGCTTTCTGAGTTTCGTAAAAACGTCACGGGTAGCTCAACCACCTCAAATAAATTTTTAGATTGCCCGTCTGACTTTTTAGCGCCTTTTTCATTGTCTTTTGAGGTTTCCTCATCAAAAGTTTTTGTCGAGTACAAAGACGTTAACTTCTTACAAACGTTTCATCCTGATGCTAGTTCGACGGGAACGCCCAGATATTATGGGCTATTTGACAGTAGTAATTTTATTCTAGCTCCAACACCAGATGCGGCACTTGTTGCAGAGTTACACTATTTTTACCGCCCTGCCAGCTTGACCAGCTTGAGCGACACAAGTCAGTCGTGGCTTAGTGAAAACGCCCCTCTGGCGCTGTTATATGGCAGTTTGCTAGAGGCTTATACCTTTATGAAAGGTGAGCAAGATGTTTTGGGTTTGTACGCTTCTCAGCTGCAAAATGCACTAATTGCTCTAAAACAATTTGGAGAGGCTAAAGAGGTAACCGACCAATATATGACGGGCTTGGTTATAAGACCTAAACAATGAACTTTGAAGGGGTTACACTATCACCGGGCATAGTTGAAGTTCAGACTACCCAACATCGTGGCTTCACTCCTGAAGAGGTTGCTGAACGGTGCTTAGACAAGCTTCTCAACATTTCTGATACGGCACCCCCCGCTATTAGAGATCAAGCAATAGCTTATAAGGAGCATATGAGAGCGGTTCTTGTCTTTTATATGAAAGAAGCCGTTCAAAGTGACAGAACTACTGTTAACAACGCTTTGCTTGATGCAGGGCATAAAGACTTGGCTGAACTTATCAGGAGATTATGACATGGCCTTCTCAGGAAACTTCATGTGTACCTCGTTTAAGCAGGAACTGCTCCAGGCGAAACACGATTTTACAAATAGCTCTGGCGATACGTACAAGCTGGCAATGTACACCAACTCAGCTAGCTTCAATGCGGCAACCACGGCGTATACAACCAGTAATGAGATCAGCGGAACAGGCTACTCAGCGGGTGGGGGAACACTGACTAACGTGACTCCAACTACCTCGGGAACCACGGCCTTGACTGACTTTGCCGACCTCACGTTCTCCAGCAGCACCCTGACAGCGCGTGGGGCACTAATTTATAACACCACGGCAGGTAGTGGCAGCGGAACTACGAACACAGTGCTTGTTTTAGATTTTGGCGCGGATAAATCGTCTAGTTCAGGTGACTTTACTATCGTGTTCCCAACGGCTGACGCATCTAACGCTATCATTCGGATTGCATAATCATGGCCTTGGTCGTTGCTGATCGCGTAAAAGAAACCACCACATCGACAGGTACAGGCGCGATTTCGCTCGCGGGTGCAGAACCCAACTTCCGCACCTTTGCTTCTGTCCTGTCGGATGCGGACACCACCTACTACGCCATCATTGATGACAACAACCTCGCCTTCGAGGTTGGTCTAGGCACCTATGCAAGTAGCGGTAACACCATAACCCGCACCACGGTTCTTGCTAGTTCCAACAGCAACAATGCCGTGAACTTTAGCGCGGGAACTAAAGATGTGTTCCTGACCTATCCCGCAGATAAGTCTGTAAACAGGGACGCCTCGGGTAATGTCTCAGTTAGCGGCGGTGTCACAGCCACTCAGGTAGACCTGACAGGGCAGGGTGACTTGCGGCTACAGGATGCTTCTGGCGGTCAGTACGTTGCATTACAGGCTCCAGCAACTGTGGGGTCTAGCTTTACATTTACCCTGCCCTCTGCCGATGGCAGTGCCGATCAGCTACTCAAAACTGACGGCTCGGGCAACCTTAGCTTTACCACTGTCAACGCATCCCCCAGCTTTACGGCAACAGCAGATGGATCGCTTGCAGATGGCGATCCAGTTGTATTGACGCCTGAAGGAAAGGTTAAAAAGCCGGTTGTTGCCGCAGAAGCAAATGGCAGTGAAACTAATTTTTCAGTGGGCTACGGTGGTTCTACCGCAGACACCGACAATATAGCTTTAGTGTATGACACGACTAACAACAAGGTCGTTGTGCTATATGACGATGGTTCAAATTCTAGTACTTTGAACGCCAAAGTGGGAACCATAAGTGGAACGTCGATTTCATGGGGAAGTAATGTCATTGCTTATTCTTCGTCAATGGCCTCTGGCGACAGAAATTTTCACGCGGCATTTGACGAGGCCGCAGGAAAAATTGTAGTTGCTTTTGCTTCGTCCTCTGAGGGCTTGGTGATTGTAGGCACTGTTTCTGGAACCTCTACATCATGGGGTAGCACTGCAACATTTAACGCTGGCTCTACTGAAGAGATTGGTGTTGCTTATTCTCCACAGCAACAAAAATGCATTGTTTTGTTCAAGGACAACACAAACAGCACTTATGGCACGGCTGTCCCAATAACGATCAGCGGGACAACCCCCACCGCTGGAACAAAGGTTGTATACAACAGTGCGTGGACGGGTTACAGCAGAGCCGCGTTTGATCATAACAGCGGTCAGTTTGTGGTGGCATACCAGAACGGCAGTGGAGGTTCTGGAGCCATAAGGGGCGGTAAGCTAGATGGGACGACAATAACTTTTTCTGACCAGTTTCAAGGTATGAAAGACAAAACCAGAGGTACTGTTGGTAACGCCCGCTATATATCTATTGCTTATGCCCCCGATACAGGGCTTTTTTGTGTTGCGTCTCAAGGAGAAAGCGACAATGACGGCTATGCGTCAATATTTAGGCTTACTAAAGACGATAGTGATATTGCCATGCCAAGTTACGCAAACAACGAATATGGCATAGAGTTTGAAAATACCGACACTACCTATGTTGAGGTTGTTTATCACCAAGCCGCGCATCAGTTTGTAGTGTTTTCTTCAAGAAACAATACACAACTGGGTATCAGGCCATTGGTTGTTTACCCCAACACAGCTAATGATGTAGACAATTCCTATCCAACGGGAGCCGATGGCTCTTTTGTTGCAAGCACCCTAAAACTTTTAGTTAGCTATTCTGTAGAGCATCTAGGCGCTTGTTATGACCCAGACACGCAACAATTGATTGTCGGCTGGGCTAATAACTCAGGAGGAGGCAATGACGGAAAGGGCTACGGCGCAGTCTATAACCCCAAAAGAACAGATGTTAGTGGGCAGAACTTTGTAGGGTTTTCAAATGGTGCGTATTCTGACGGAGATACCGCCACCATACAAATTTCTGGCGCGGTTGATGATGCTCAGTCTGGCCTGTTCCCCGGAGCAACTTATTACGTTCAGGATGATGGGACTTTAAGCGCCACCAACGGCAACGCAAACCATGTGGATGGAAGTAGCACAACAGCGTCATTCCCCTCTCAAAAAGTAGGTATAGCCCTGTCTGCCACACAAATTAAGATAGCATAACAAGGCCACAATCAATGAAAACCATTACTGAAAACTCAACCAAGCTGTCCAAGTACTTGTTTGAAGATAGCAAGGCTGTGGCGATGGGAGCGAACAATATAACCATTGGCGATCCGTCTGATCCTGACTTTTACATTGGTGATCTTCATTCTGGCAATGCCACGCTTACTGAGAACGTGACGGATGCGCCTTCTAACTGGAAGGGCAACCGATACACCTATGATCCTGCCGCCGATCCTAAATGGGTTCAAGACCCAGATTGGGTAGACCCTGACGCCTAAAG